ACTGTTGAACCGATACCTGTTCCACCTAAAAACTGTAAAGTGTCAGATTGTGTAATTGTTGACGTTGTTGAACTATCATCAGAGATAGTAAACGTTGTCATCTGACTTGCAGTTTGTGTATCTACATAAGCTTTAATCGCTTTCGCAGATGCAAGTGTATCATCACTTCCTGATACTGAACTTAAATCAGTATCAATAACACCTGAAGCAAAATCAGCAACTTCAATATTTGATATTGAGTTACCTGTACCATTAGCGTCAAATGTTTTATTTGTAAGTGTGTCTGTACTTGAAGCGGTAATGTAAGAACCTAAATCAGAAATATCTGCTTCAGTAATTGTTATTGTGTTTGAAGCACTATTGATTGTTTTGTTTGTTAATGTATCTGTTGTTGCTCTTCCAACTAAAGTATCAGTCGAAGTAGGTAATGTCAACGTACCTGTGTTACTGATTGTTGAAATAACTGGCGATGTTAATGTTTTATTTGTTAACGTTTGAGAACCAGTGAGTGTAGCAACTGTACTATCAATATTAAATGTTACTGTGTTATCTGTAACTGCAGATGTTAATCCAGTACCACCAGCAAATGTTAATGTTTGACCAGTTGTAAATGTATCTTGCGTTGAACTATCATCTTGGATCGTAAATGAACCAGATGGTATAGCAGCAAAACTTAAAACACCAGAACCGTCTACAGTTAAGAATTGACCATTTGAGAATGAACTTGGCAACGTAAGTTCGATACTCGATGCAATACTTGCTGGAGCTTTAAGTCCTACATAATGAGAACCATTATTTGTTCCTTCATTAAATTTGATTTGACCACCAGCGGCTGCAGCATTACCAACATTAATTGTGTCAATCGCTAAATTTGAATCGACTGTTAATGCTGAATTTGCTGTAAGTGTACCATCTACGTGATCTAGTTTATCTGTAAAATATTGTCCGCCAATGACTGTAATATTATTGGCATTACCATCACCATCTACTCCACCTTCACCTATAAAGAGTCTATCTCCTAGATTACCTTGAGTACCTGTTCCATATGTATAAGCCAGTTCGCCTAATTTAAGTGTCGCTGGCGCTGTAGTTCCCGAACTACGTTTAATCTGAATTATTGTTGACATTTATTAATTCTCTCCTGTTAAAATGCACCACCGTTAAAGGTAATTGTACCTGTGGTTGTTTGCAATTCGTTTCTTGTTACAAATTTATCTGTAGCAGCGTCATATTGAATTAATGCACCATCTGAAAGAGAAGTTACATTCACGTCATTTAAAGCTCGAAAAGTTTGAGCAGCGGTTGCGCTAGGTATTGAAACAGAGACCTGTTGAGGTCCTGCTGAATTATTTGAATTGATTTTTGCCTTTACAACAGCCATTAAAACTCTCTCTTTTAAGTATATTTATAATAACTATTTATTAAAGATTATGTAGTAACTGATGGACTTACTGTAATAATTCCTTCTATAACTCTTGTAATTGTACTATCGGAAGTCTTTAATATCTCTACATCATATACGTATCTCGCTGGCGCCTCTAAAGCGTTAGTTTGATCTGGTGTTAGAGATAATGTAATAATACCAGTTGTCGCATCTGACGCAATCGCAGTCGTAAATGATGTTCTTGTTCTTGTTGAAGCGTAACCTTGTGATAGTTTCGCAGACGCAGTGTAGCCTGTTAAATCAAACGCTGTATTGTCACTATTTGTAACAGTTACATCAGTTGAAAATGTTGCGCCTTGATCGATTCTAAGATTCGCTCTCGCTGCCATTGACTTCTTCTAATCCCTTTTTAATCTTTTCGTTATAGTAATTAGTTAATACTTCAATCTTCTCTAATTCAATTTCGTGTCTTACTTTAGATTGTTGTATTTCTTGTCTAGCAACAATTGTATTTCTTACATCTAATGGTAATTCACTAATAATGTAACTTTTACCATCAACTGTTAATGTATCTTGTTTTGTTTGTTCAGCCATAATATCCTCACTTTTTATTATTTATAAGTTATTTATTGTTGTTTTTTACGAATGCTGGTAACCCTAACATAGGTCTACCATCAAATAGATTACTTTGTGCATACGGTCCATTTATGTGATTATAATGTAAGAATACTTGTCCACATAGATTACCCTCAAACGGTTCTCTCCAGTGTTCTAATTCACAACCACTATAAACTAACATATCGCCAGGTTCTAAATCAACTCTATTTCCAGCGGGTGCGTTAGGTTTGTGTATATTTTTATATTCATCTATAACATTATTTGAACCTGTTGGATCAATATAGATAGGCCATAAATCACCACCTAGATTAAGTGTTGTTGATATTTCACAACTTGGTCTATCTTTATGTCTTTTGAGTATCGCACCTTTTTCATAAACTCTTGTATAAGCATAAGTAGGTACTAAATCTAATCCTGTTTGTTGTTTCATAACAGGTAAAACTTTCATCATTAAAGTTTCCATTACATCATTACCATATTCTGAATAAACATTTGGTACTTGTTTATCAGTCCAAGTTCCATAATGTCCATTGTCGGCTGTAATATTATGTTTATACATAAAGTCAACAGCATCTCGTCTTAATAACTGATAATTAAAAATAAAGTTTGCTAATTCATATGAAATGGCATTTTTTATTACTTGATACTTTTTTTGTTTAAATTCTTCGTTCATATATTAAATCCTTTTTGTACAAAATTAAAACTTACAGATATTCTTATATCGTTAGTTCGATTTGGTTCAACACAATGCCATAACCAAGATGGAAACATTATTAATCTTCCTTGTATTGGTTGTAAATGTGCTTCTCTCCATAATTCTCTAGGCATTTCAAACATTTTATCTCTACCATTTTTTCGATTTGGCATCATTGTTTGTATTCCAGGTCTTGGATCATTAACAACTAACTCCCCACAGTTTGGTTGTGTTTTAATATAATACACACCAGAAAATAAACAATTAGGGTGAACGTGAGGTCTATTGTATCCACCAGAGTAATTTATATTGGCCCACATATTTCCTAAAAATGGTTCACTATCTAACCATTCCTCATTATAGATTTCATATTGCATTTTATATAATTCATCTACTAAAGGTTTATATTCAGGTTTTGTGTGCATATCGGTTGTTGAATGCCAACCATTCATATTGGTTCTTGTAACACCTTTGTCTTTTTTAGACCATTCTATTACGTGATGAGCTAAAGTTTGATTATCTAATTGTAAATCTTTACCATAGATAATTGTAGGAAAAAAATGTTCTTTTAATAATTGACTCATATTACTTAAACGGTGTTCCTCCAAACCATACCACTAAAGACTTTCTTAATCCTCTTGTTACAGGTGCTACTCTATGACTTATAAAAGACGCAAAGAAAATAGCGTGACCTTGTTTTAGTGGTGCCTTTTTACCTGGTGCTAATAACTCTAATTCACCACCATCAAATTCACTTTCGTGTGATAACAATAAAGTCATTGATATTTTTCTTACTGGTGGTTCGTGTTGACAATTGACATCATTGTCTTGGTGCCATTGATAGTAACCACCTTCAGGATATTCTGTATATTGTGCTTGTTCCGTTAACTGCATTCCTTCAAATCCAAAATGATTTCGATTTGTCTGGTGCATTACTTGTTCTAATTTACGATACATTGGTTCTAATTTACCAAAAGGTATCCAAGAAATATGACTTGTTCTTGTTTTTGTATTGACTTCACCACCCTTTCCACCACCAACTTGCCCCATTTGTGGTGGCATTGAACGACCCATATTAATAATATCTTGGCATTGTTCAGGTGTAAAAATAGGTTTTGTGGTTTCTACAATATAAGACTTCCAACGAGGTTCAGTTATCATTGTAGGTTGTTTAAAGTATCTAAATTGGTTATTATCGTTCATTATTAAACTCCTCGATTTTCTACAGGATTAAAATCTACGTCACAGTTTGCTGCTAGTGTTCTTCGTGTTTGGTCTGTTCCATTAAACGGATATACACAATGTCGCATATCATAAGGAAACACATAAAAATCTCTTATTTCCATTGGTGGTTGATAATCTATTTTAGCAAATTGACCATTGGCAGCACCTAATATTTGTAATCGACCATTTTGTGGTGTTTCGGATGCTGAATATTCTACACCATAAGTATTTGGTAATTTAAGTATCATAACACTTGAAAGGCCTGTATATAAAGTACCTCTATGTATATGAGCGGGATTGTATTCGTGTTGTTTCATTTCATTTATCCATATTGAATTTAAATGTGTTTTATATTTACGAATTTTATTATAATTTAAATAGTGTTTATATATATCTTCAAACCATTTTACTATATCGTAAGGTAAAAAGTTGTGTCTTTTTACTTTTGTTTCATCTGCTCCATTGTAGTATATAGAGTGTTCGTTTTGTATCTTTCCTACTAACGTTTTATTTGCTGATGGTAGATTTTTAAACTGACTTTCGTAAATAGCATTTAATGTTATAAAAATATCATATGGTACTTGATATTTCATTATAGATTGTCCTAGATTTATACATTCAAACTTCATAATACAATATGACCATAGGCCTTTCTGATACTTTCAGGTATCATTGATTTATAAGGATTATCTTCCTTTTTAATTTCAGTTTTTATAGTGTGCATTTTATTTCCAACAATATTATCATTATAACTTAAACCATTGACACTAAACTGATTTAAGGATTTATAATTGTGATTAAAGTAAGGTATTTCTAAAAATGAGTATATTTTTCTAATTTCATTTTCAGGATTAGTTACCAAATCATTATATTTTAAAAAATGACATTTTGACCTATTTTCAGGTTGTAAAGCATTTTGTATAGCAATTAATTCTTTTGCAATTGCACCTTCGTTATTCATTAGCATCCATAATTTTTCTTCAATGTTTCTTTTACCATATTTATTCGGGAACGCAGATGGCTCATTTTCAAACCATTTAATGTAAGACGCAAGTACATCTAATAAATCTCTCCATATAATAATACATTTAATTGGTTGTTTTAGATGTTTTTCAACAAGTAGTTGATTGCCAGGAGTAAATACAGGACCTCTATCAATAATATATTTGTATGGCCAGTTTTGATAATAGTTTTTATAAACATTATCTAATACATTATCTAATGATTGATGGTCAGGATAGTTTTGAAATACATCAGTTTGTTTTAGTAAAAAAACATCTTTCATTATCTCTAAAGTAATAGAGTTTGCGGTTACACCAATGTCGGGATTTTGATTCATTAAAGAACCAAATAAGGTATTGCCAGAACGTGGTAAGGCCAGTAAAAAGAAAAGTTGTTTATTCAAACCATCAATTTTCATAATCTGTTACATTACAAAGCATTTTATATGCTATAATATAATTTTATTTATATAAGTTTTTAAGCGTCACCAAATGAAACTGTTGTTGGGCCACCACCTGTGAATTCTTCTGTTGCGCCTGTTGTAAATGGTGGAAATCCACCAGAACATAAAGCAGCAGTTGCTGTACCAGTACCTGCTGGAGCGACTCTTGCCGTATTTAAATCATTCTCTTCTGTCCAATTAGTGCCATTCCAAGATTCAGTTTCTGCTTTGTATACGTTTGGAAATATGTCGCCACCAAAAGCTAAACCTGCTGTTGTATCTCCCGCTCCCGCTAATTCTTTTCTTCCCGTATTTAAATCATTTACTATTGTCCAATTTGTTCCATTCCATAATTCTGTGCTGGCACTATCAGGAACACCACCAAAAGCTAAAGCTGCTGTTTGAGTACCAATTCCTGCTAGTCTATATCTTCCCGTATTCAAATCATTCACTTCAGTCCAATTAGTTCCGTTCCAAGATTCTGTAAATTCAAACGATGGTATTGGATATCCACCAAAAGCTAAAGCCGCTGTTTGAGTTCCACATCCTGCTAAAGCAAATTGACCTCTTGCATTAGTTAAATCATTGACTTCGGTCCAGTTAGTTCCATTCCAAGATTCTGTTGCACCTGTACTACCAGGTGGTGACCCATCTTCTCCACCAAAAGCTAAAGCAGATGTATTATCAGCGCCTGCTCCTCCGTGACCCTCTCTTCCTGTATTTAAATCATTGACTTCTGTCCAGTTGGTTCCATTATAAGTTTCTGTTAAAGCATTACCACCACCTGCTGGACCTGGTACACCACCAAAAACTACACTTGCTGTTTGAGGACCAGCTCCTGTTAAATTTTTTCTTTCATTATTCATTAAATTGGCTGTAGCCCAGGCACCAGCAGCAAACTTTAATCCTTTTAAAGCCCCACTTGTAGTGTTATACCACACTTGGCCTTCAATTGGCGCTGGTGGATCTGCGGATAATTTCTGAATGTTTATACCTTTTATTTCTTTATATGCGGCCATGGTTTATCCTGTTGAAAATGTTTTTGTGGAAATGCCAGCGTCCCATTCTTCTGTGCTTGTAAAGGGAGATTCATCTCCAGCTGCAACAAAAGCAGAGGTTGAAGATCCATCGCCACCGTGTAGTGTTTTCACATCATTCAAATCATTTTCTACGGTCCAGCTTGTACCATTCCAAGATTCTGTACTACGAGATCCACCAGGTCTACCACCCATCGCTAAAGCAGCTGTTTGTGTTCCAGCTGTTGCTCTATGTCTACTACCAGGACTATTTAAACTTCCTACTGTTGTCCAATTTGTACCATTCCAAGATTCTGTCGCTCTTTCAGTAGGAGGTTCATTTCCTCCAACAGCTAAAGCAGCTGTATTAGTACCACATCCTCTTACATAAGCTCTAGCAGTATTTAAGTTATTGACTTCAGTCCAATTGGTACCGTTCCAAGTTTCTGTTTCGGCTAAAAGAGGAAAAAAACCACCAAAAGCTAAAGCTGCTGTTGAATTACCTGCTCCCGCTAAATGGTATTTTGCTGTATTTAAATCATTCACTTCTGTCCAATTGGTACCGTTCCAGGATTCAGTTAATGCTACAGTAGGTGGTGTTTGACCTCCAAAAAATAAAGTGTCTGTTTGAGTACCATCCCCACCCATGTTGTATCTTGTCGTATTCATATCATTTACTTCAGTCCAACTTGTTCCATTATAAGTTTCTGTTTGACCGGTGGGTGCACCTAATCCACCAGCAATTAATCCAGCAGTTTGAGTTCCAGTACCCATCATAGAATATCTTCCAGTATTTACATCATTAGCGGTAGCCCAACTTCCAGGATTATTAATATATCCTTTTAAAGCACTAGTAGTAGTATTGTACCACACTTGGCCTTCAATTGGCGCTGGTGGATCACTTGCAACTTCTTGTATTGTAAGACCTTTTATACTTTTATATTCTGGCATTTTTTCTCTCTTTTATACTATTTATTAATATAATAAACACTATTTTTGTTTTAATACCCAACCTTGAGTATCATTATAAAACACTAAAGTAAATGCGGCTCTTTCAACTGCCACAGTCAAATCTGTCGCAGAACCTTGTATAGGTTTGCCATTTCTATCAACTGTTAAGTTATTTGTATCAAATGTACCTGCAACATCAATAAAACTTATTTCATCACCAATTGTAGGTGACGCAGGTAACTGTACTGTATGAGCAAATGAAGTTGTATCTATAAAGTATCCTTCACCAGCGGCTGCAGCTGTTACCGTAGAACCATCTGCGACAACACCTGTTTGCCAGTCTGTACCAGCAACAATCGAAGTTGTATCGCCTAAATTAATTGTAACACCATTAAGTGTAAAACTTGAATTTGTTAGTGAAGCATTTCCTATGTTTGATAATGTTGCTTCTGAACCACTTATTGTAAGTGTATTAGATGAACTATTAATTGTTTTGTTTGTTAAAACTTGCGAACCTGTAAGTGTTGCTACTGTACTATCTATGTTAAATGTAACTGTATTATCAGTAACAACAGATGTAATACCTGTTCCACCAGCAAAACTTAATGTATCTGTTCCTATAGTAACGTTGTCCGTTGTAGAAGAATCATCTCTTACAGTTAAAACAGTTGAAATACCTGAAATTTGATTATCAACATAGGCCTTAATAGATTGTTGAGTGGCCAATTGAGTATCACTATTACTTGATAGGGTATCTTCATCAAGTATTGCTGTACCAGAAACACCTGTATTTAAAACAGCACTTGTAAGTGTTTTGTTTGTTAAAACTTGTGAACCAGATAAAGTTACAATAGATGAGTCAGCGGCAATGGTTAATGTATCCGTTGCACTTACTGTTGCTGTAATACCACCTGAACCTACAACGTTTAACGTATCATTACCTGATATTGTTTGTACTGAAGAAGTTGAATCTCTTAATGTAAAAGTAAATGTCGCTCCTAAAGCTTCATTTACAGCAGCAACAATAGATGATTTATCAGTAGTAGATAAACTTTCTAAATTACCTACATCAGTACCTAAACTGTTAAACGTGGTTCTAAACGTTTCTAAAGTATCTGACGTTGCTACATTTCTTATGGCCATTTTACTTCTTTACTACTCCCTTAATTAAGTCTTTGATTTCTCTTAATTCTGCTTTTAAATTATTTATTTCCTTTACAGCATTTCTTATTTCATCACCTTGTTTCTCTCTCGCTCTCACTCTACTCATATACATTTGATATTCAGTTGTATTTGTATTGACGATACCATTTGATCTAGTATCTCTTACTAAACTTTCATATCCGTGTACTTTTAATCTTGCCATTATACTGCCAATGCTATTGTTCTAAAGTCTTTTAATCTTGCTGGTAAAGCTGATACCGTACCGTTAAAGACTACTTTAATTTGGAAAGATGTAAATTCAGGTAATGTACTAGCGCTGAATTTGTAATCTTTGAAATCTAAATCTAATACAACATCGCCATTTGATGGATCTACTGATACATCTGATGAACCATCTGTGTTAAATGGTGTAAATGGTA